GGTTTTGTCGTTGGGTCTAGTCCGAGGTGTTCTGCTCTTTGATGTGCTTGTGCTGTTCGGTTGCCGTTGACGTATTGTGCGCCTCTTCTTGAGTTGCATGGTTTGCAGGCGGGTACAAGTTCGGTGTCATCCCCGACGAGGTCATACGGAATGAGATGATCCGCTTCGGTTGCGGGTGCTTTGTTGCACCAATGGCAGAGTGGGTTGCCTTGTAGCAGCTCTGCTCTTCTCTTAAGGAACTCTGGACTACTTCTTCTCTTGCTCATGGTTGCCCCCTGCTACCGCGACCCCCCGAGGGGTCTTGGTCTCTTTCGTTGTGGTCGGGTGTTGTGTAATGCTCGCCCCCCGCGATTCCAGTATGTCTCTGAGGTTGCCGGATGTTTGACATCGTTGGACGGTCACCATTCACATTTATGACGTTTGGACGCTGCACAGTAACCCGAGGGCAGACTGCTCGACCCGTGTTCCCACGTTTTCTACGAACCATCTGCAACTGATGATGTCGGCTTGCTTGACTCAATTGTGTTGGCATCTTAGTCCTTGCGTATCCCCTGGAGGATTGCTATCCCGATACTTAACAGAAGGATGTACCAGGCGACGACAATCATGACACGGTGCCTAGGCGCTTGACGGGGGCTTTGTACATCTCGCAGCCCGCAGGGAGCGTCTGAGGGAACTCTGGAAGGTCTGTCAATGGGTACAGGCGGTAGTCCTTGATGGTGAAGCAGTCGGGGAATATCTCGTCGTTGTTCTCGATGACTTCTCGGCCTGTAATCCAGCCCTCGATGAGGACGCGGTTCTCTCGGACTTTGCAGAAGATGAAGTTGTGATCAGGATTGTCCCTAGTGCGTACCTTGATTGTCGTGTCGGGGTTCTCGGTTGACCGGACTTGATAGTTGAGGACGTCGAATCCGTTTGCTTCTTGTTCCCAATGCCATTCCGCGCCGAGCAATTTCGCGACGGCGTATTCACCTATGGCACCGAAGACGTCTGTCTGGAACCAATTTTGTTCGTGGTATTTGCGCCCTGGTTGGTTGGGTCTGTCGGCTCGCTTGATTGCTAGGAGGCGACGGTTAACTCCGCCATGCGCTGCTATCTGCATATCAGCATCGGACAGGATGACTCGGACGGGTGTTCTCATTGAATCTTTGCCTGCCTGCCAAGTCGAGCTGCTATTGCGTCAAGGTCTCGAGGACGCCAGAGGTGATACTCAATTCCTGCATTGACAAGGCATCGTGCATACTTTTCTTGTTCGGCAGAAAGTTTGCCTTCGGCTGCTTTTAGTTCGCAGAAGATGACTCCTCGAGATGGCACAGATGTTGAGACGAGGACAAGGTCGGGGAATCCGTTGCCGTCTGACCGCCATACCCCAGGACGGGGCGATGAGGGCGACGCATGGAAAACAAGCCATTGTTGCATCCGCGCAAGTTTGATGACTTGGTCTTGGAATATCTTTTCTGAGACGGTCATCGGGAGTCTTTTCCCAACAGGAATCCGCACATGAACAGACTGACGCACATGATAATTAAAGTCAGGAACTCAACCATCAGAACGCCTCTTCGGGTTCGTGTTCCGGTGCAGGAGGATTGCTCTTAATTGTGTCAATGAATGCGCTTGCTTCTTTTTTTGTCCAGCCCTGTATTCCGTTCGGAACTGTGCGTCCGATGGATTTGCAGACGGCGCGAATCATGTTGAGTTGTTTGTCTGACGCAAGGTTGGACGGTTCGGTAACGCTTCCGCCTTCGGTAGGTCGTGAGGTCATGCGCTCCACCTTCTGCATCTCTTCCCTTGAGGGACGCTTGTCAAGCGATGTCCCGCAGAAGTTGTGCATCGGAAAGTTGCTTAAACATCTGCCGAGGCTAGACGTCTCACAGTTTTCGAGTGAACTGGTTTTATTGACGTTCCCTTGATTCCTGATTTCTTCGGCATGGCCTGTCGCAACAACGACGCCATCGCAAAGAATGGTGGTCTTCATTACGCAAATGTCGTCGCCTGGCGCTGAGAGAAGTTCAGAAATTACGGAAAAGAATTGCTCCCGTGTTTCTGACCATTCGATGAAACGTGAGAATCGGCTTTGAACTGGTTCGTAGTCTTCAATGCTCATTTCTGGTCAACAATCCACTCGATGACTGCTTTGAGTTCGTCGTTGTTGTTGCTCATGCTTGGATGACGCAACCGTTCGGCAGCGTTGCGCATTGTCATAATCAGCGCTATTGCCTGACTGACTGTTGAGCCTTCGTCGAAGCGCATCTCTGCGTCAAGTTTGACTGACAGATTCATGAGACGCGCAATGATCTCGTCGGTTGTTAATTCCATGATGTTTCCCTCATCTTTCGTTACGACCCTGAGGTCGCTTTCCAATGTCCGAGACCCCCATTGTCGTAGAGGTATCGGGCGACCCGAACATTACACGACGGTTCCTGTAATGCGCGGATCACATTCTGTTTCTTACAGACTGCTCGTGTCACAGTTGCCCAGGAGCCTTGAATTTGCATGAGACCGACATCGGGTCGTCCGGTGCTTTTGCGGACTGGCGACGTGGCGGTTGCGGTGCATCTGGATTCGCGGTACATGATCCTCGAAAGGGTTGGCACGACTTTTGCGGGGAAGTGCTTGCGGAGTAGCGGTTCCCATTGCGGGCAGGATTGTGCAGCTGCGCTTGCGGGTGCAGGGATGGATATTGCGGTGATGAGGGCGATTGCCATGATTCTCTTAATCAACCTTTTCAACTTCTGTAATCGAAGCGAACATCATCCAGGGAGCGCGCCTTGTGGCGACTGTGACTTTGACGATCTCTTCTGTTGCCGAATCCGTGAAGATTTGGACGAGGGTTAGTTTGTCCTTAGACCATAACGGCATGTAGCCCCATGACGGAAGCATCATCGGTTTGCCATCATTTTGAGCCATAGCCAGCAACTGACCCATCCCATTATGAAACTGTAGATGAATTGTGTATCGGTCATTGCGTTTCCCTTCGCTAGACGTGTCCGAATGTTGTAACACAAGGGACGGTCAATTTGGCGGATTCGACCTCGGAACCAATGAGGGAAACACAGTTAGTCCCGAGGTCTAGCCTGAAGAGGGTGATTTCTTCGGGCGATTTATGGTTTTGGAACGCTTCTCCAAATGACTTCGTATTCGTCGCCCGTCATGTCGGCGTACTTGGGCGCAAGTTCGCAATGGATCCAAGTGGCTTTTTGAGAACCACCATTGTCTTGAGCAGACCAGTCCTTCCAGCCCCTGCCAATACGCCATCCTCTTCCCCACGTCTCGCAGCCTTTTTTGGTGAGTCCTGAGTAATCATGAACCTCCTCCAAGCCGAGAGCAGCTGCATGTTGAACGAACCACAGAATTGCTTGCTTGCCCGATGCTTTATCGGTACCAAATGAGGTATCGAGAGCCCTTGCGGTTCCGTGCACAGAAGGGACGCCAGGCTTCCCCACGATGTCACGAACGACCCAAGTTCCAAGATTCTTGAAGCCCCATCTTTTATTGCAAAGAAGGACGAAACGTTCTGTGCCTGGGCGTTTTGCTTTTGCTACGCCGTCAGATGTTCCGGTGTATTTGCTCATGCGTCAGGTTCCTTTGGAGGATTCTTGAGACCGTTACCCGCGACGAGACCCACAAGCGCACCAGCCAATGTGGAAAGTACATAAGTCAGGATGCTGACCATTTCTTGGTCTAACTCGCTTGCTTCGACTGGTTGCACAACAAAGAGAACGCCGTAGATCATGGCAAGGACAGATACGACAAGAACGAAAGACAATGTCACCGCAACGACAAAAACAAGTCGTGCTTTAATTTCTTCGTTGCTGAGTCTTTTTTCTAGTTTCATGGGCATTTGCTTTCTAGGAATCCTGTGGCTTTTGTGGTGTCACAGTTGTGGCGTTCACGGTCTGCGCAGGCTGTGAGCGATGCACAAATAACCAATAGAATCAGGCTTTTTTTCATCATGCAGGACCAATGTCTTCAACAAGAACAAATGCAGGTTGTGTCGCTGAACGAGAACCAATGCCAGCACCACCACCAGATGCCTCCATTGTTGTCGTGATGGTTACGCTTCCCGCTGAAAAAGTACCAACGTATGTAGCAACTACCGAAGAGCGCTGTCCAGCAACGTTTTCGTTTGCAATTTGCAGAACAGTTGCGCCGTTTTTAATTGTGCCTTGAACAAAGTTAACTGTTCCGCTGAAATAAGAAATACTTGGTTCGTAGTAGGTGACCTTGTAGTAACGGTTAGCAACTGCCGTAAACGCAGTCGAAGTCAAGGTTGTGATTGCAGTACTAAACGCTGCGCTGTTTGCGGTGTCTTGTGCGTATGCAACAATGCCTCGAGGCCATTGGTTGGCATTTGTAGCGGTCAGAATCTGACCAGATGTGAAGTTGGTGTTGGGCGAGATTGCCATGTTTGTCTCCTTTAGAAACTGAGAAGGTTGTTGTCGAGCGTTCCGAAGATTGCATCGTCAAGGGTGAGGTATTGGTTGCCGTCCGTACTCTCGAAAGTGTACGAAACAATATGAGACCCTGGAACGATTCTGTGTTCAATTCCTGAAGTGATCAGGGTCTGCGATTCTGTGGTTGGTGTACCGGTGGAGAAGTCTTTTTGGACTGTCACGATTGACGTCAAGTCAATGGCAAAGATGGTTGACCATTGCGCGGAAGTAAGAGCTGCGAGTTCGCATGAGACGCCTGTGAAGCGAACGACGGGGTTGCGGTATTTGCCCAGAAGGTACGCGCCAAGTCCTGCGACTTCGGTTGTTGTTGAATTGAGCAGATTGAGAAGGTTGTAGTTTTGCGCTTGGTAAAGAGATATCGACGTTGCGTCTGAGGAAGTCTGTGCTGCGCCTGCGGGCGATTGGGTCACGATGTAGTTGTAGAGCAGTTCTGATCCGTATTGGTTGACGAGGGTCATGTATGGGATGCCGGTGCCGTTTGTCGTGAATGAGGCATTTGCCACGGGGTTAAGAACGCTTGACCTCCCCTTGAAGGTTAGAGTTCCGTCGGCTGCCGTGTAGAGGTACCCCTGTTCGGAGGTGTTGACTTGCTGAAGATAGTTGAGGGCGTTTGTGTCCTGAGAGACCGCGTAAGCCCCCAAAGTGGAGGTTCCTGTACCAATAGACCTTGCCCCCTGATATGCGATCTCTGGACGGTCTAGAACGGCATCTACGCGCAACCCTGAAGTCTGTGCCGACGGGGTGAATGCGTTGAGTTGCTGATTTGCCAGAGTTCCGAAGGTGTCAACGCATCGAGCGAACATTCTGCCCTGGTTGGCGTTTTGGTAGTCCAAGTCCCAATCCTCAACGAAGCCTGTGTAGATAGGCGTCCCGTTGGCGTAAATGATGATTGGCGCGCGAGGCAAAACAAACGGGTAATAGATCGAGGCGGTGTTGAGCGGGTCAAGGATGCGGGAGTTGTTGTTAAAGACGACTTGTGCGGTTCCTGCGTTGAACTGATCTAGTTGGCGGTTGCGTCCGCGCTTGATGTTGACCGATAGAACGAGCGAGGTCAGGTCTGCGTATGCGAGACCGCCCAGGGTGCCTGTGTTAAGTAAACCGTAGACGGCGTCGTCAAGTTGAAAAGGCGTACCGAATCCTGTGGTCGTCTGGAATCCGACAAGGACTTGGTATGTGGGGACGGTCATTAGAAAGTGACCGCCGGTGCAAAGACCTGTCCTGAGTTGCGTTGCGCTGCAAGGATGGCGTCGATGATGTCTTGACCGACTGTCGCAGGCGATGAGACGAGTCCTGCGTCCATGTTGATGGTGATGTTGCTAAATGGGCCGATACCGCCAATGCCTGCGTTCTCGAAGCCTCCTGCGTTGCCTGAGGTCTTATCAAAGGCAGGTGCTGCTGTGTTTTGGACTTTGCCTGGCGCAGCTGCTGCGACTGCGGGCGGTGCAGCAAAGACGTCTGGGTTGTCTGCAATGATTTGTT